GGCCACCAGGCCCCCAGCGCCGCCGCGATCGCCCCCAACAATTTGTCGGCGAGGGGAAGCACGGTCAGCCGCCACAGCGCCCGGTTCGCCTCCCGGTAATTGGCGTAGGTCGAATCCCCCGGAAGCCCGAGAAGCATCGGCGGAACCCCGAAGGCGAGCGCGATCTCCCGAGCCGCCGCCGCCTTCATGCCCGCGAAATCCATGTCCGCGGGCGTCAGGCTCATCGCCTGCCATTTCAGCCCACCCTCGAGCAGCAGCGGCCGCCCGGCATTGGCGGTGCCCGCGAAATGAAGCTCCAGCTCCTCGCGGAGCCTTTCATATTGCTCAGGCCCGAGCGCCCCCTCGCCGCCCTCGACGCTGAGCGCGCCCGAAGGCCGGGCGGCATTGTCGAGCAGCGCCTTGTTCCACCTGGTCGCCGAATTGTGGATCGCCACCGCCCCCGAAGCCGCGCCCAGGCAGCCGAGCCCGTAATGGTCGTCGAGCGGGTGCATCGCCTTGATATGGACGAGGGCCGGCCGGCCGAGCCCGTCGCGGGCGGCAAGCCGCGACTTCACCTCGCCCGCCCGGTAGACATAGGCCGCCGGCCAGCCGCCCTGGTCCGCCTCCACCGTCACCCGCTCCGGCCTCAGCGCGAACAGCTCCGCCGGAGCCGCTTCGGCGTCGAGCAATATCTGGACGAAGGCATTGCCGTGGAGAAGCAATTGCGCCGCCGCCTGGTCGAGCAAGGCCGGGCTCACCAGCCCGAGCGCCCTCGCCGAGGCCGCCGCTCCCGCCTCCCCGTCGGTCGCATAGACGGGCGCCCAGGCGACGCTCTCCGCCACCAGCCGAACCGCCCTTTGCGCCACCGGATTGCCGAGATAGGCCTCGCGCACCTGCGCCTCGTAACTGCGAGGCCAGTCCCCGACCCCCGCCGCGCCCGAATAACCCCGATGAAGCAACGGCCGCGCCGCCGGCGCCGCCTTCCGTCCGAACCACGATTTCATGGATGTTCTCCCTATACCGTCATCCCGGCGAAAGCCGGGACCTCGGCGAGACCCGCCGAGACTTCTCGTCCCGAGGTCCCGGCTTCCGCCGGGATGACGAGTTTCCTCACAATCTCCGGATCCTCGGATCGGCGCGCCTCTGTCCGAGCATCAGCTCGGTCATCGCCCAGACCATCGCGTCGGCCCGGTCCGGCGATCGCCCCGGCCCGTCGTAGCCGCCGCCGGCGATCAGCCCGGCGAGCTCGTCCTCGAGCGCCGGAAAGGCGCCCGCGAACTTCGCCGCCCCGCGTTCGAACAAGGCCGCCACCGGCTCGGCCCGGGCGCACTTGCCGATCGAGGCGTGGACCATCCTCACCGGCAGCGCGACGTCGGCGGCGCGAAGCACGCTCGCCACCATTGCCCCGCCCTGATTGCCCTCCGCGACCACCCGGTCCGCGCCCCATTTGCGAGCCGCCCCCGCCACCGCCCGGGCCCACCCTTCCGGGCTCCGACCCGAAACGCTGGCGTCGTCGACGACATGGGCGATGCCGTCGTCGAGCAACGCGCAGACCACGATCCCGCAGGCGTCCCCCTCCGCCGAAGCCGGCGGATCGACTCCGATCACGACCCGCCGAATTTGCCTCCCCATCGCCAGATGGGGAGGGGGACCGCCCGAAGGGTGGTGGAGGGGTAAGTGGCGCAGACCGTCGAGGTTCTCGCTCGAACCTCCACCCACCTGGCCATCTACCCCTCCACCAGGTTTCACCTGGTCCCCCTCCCCGTGCTGCGCACGGGGAGGATAAAAGCGGCACCGTTCGATCAAATCCCTCGGCCACAAGCTCCCCTCGACATCGTCGATCAGCTCCCCGTCCAGCTCCTGCCGGCCGAGCCTCGTCCCGCCGTAAAGGCCGGTCAGATAATCGGCCACGCTCGGCGCCAGCAGTGCGGCGTCCGCCGTCCGTCCCCGGGTCAAGGCGACGTCGCCGCGCGCCGCCAGCTTGCGCATCAGCGGCGTCGGCCGCGGAGTCGTCGTCACCAGCGCCCGCGGCAGGGCGCCGCGGCGAAGCCCGAACATCAGATTGTCCCAGCTCGCTTCGGCCCGCGCCCATTTGGCGAGCTCGTCGCACCAGGCGTAATCGTGCTCGGGCCCGCGCAGCGCTTCGGGATTGGCTCCCGAATGGACGAAGGCCTGGGTTCCGTTCGGCCAGCTCAGCCGCCCCAGCGACGGCTCCCATTGCGGCCGCTCGTCGTCCGAGGCGCAGGCGAGCAGGCCCGACGCCCCCTCGACCATCACCGAACGCGCCTCGTCCTCGTTGGGACCGACGAGCGCGATGCGCAGGCCCGGCCTCTCGGCGAGCTGGTGCACCCATTGCGCTCCGGCCAGGGTCTTGCCGTAGCCGCGCCCGCCCATGATCATCCAGATCCGCCAGTCGCCTTCGGGAGCCCTCTGCCCCGGCCGGGCCCGGCCGTGCCAGCCGGCGAGCGCCTGCTTCACCGGCCGCGGCAGGATCTTCAGGAAGGCCCGGCGAGTCGCCGGATCCATCATCGCGATCCGCTCGGCCGGCGAGAAGCGCCCGGCCCGGTCCTCTTCGCTGAGGCGCGCGTAACGTTCGATCATGGCCCTCAGCCCTCCCCGCCCATTCGGCGGTTGAAGTCGGAAAGCATCTGCTCGAGCTGCTTGCGAAGAGCGTCGCCGCGCTCCCGGGTGAGCCGTGCCGCCGCTTTGGCCGGCGCCGCCGCCCGCGCCTTCGTCCTGTTCTCGTAGAGCTTGAGCAACTGCAGGGCGAGGGCGGTCGGGATCGCCCTCAGGCGCCTCTCGGCCGGGGTCGCCGGAGGCGGCCGGTCGTCGCCGAGGCGGACCCGCTCGAGCATTTCCAGCTCGAGCATCGCGTAGCTCTGGTCGACCGCCCCTTCCCAGGCGGCCCGGAAACGGCCGTCCGTCTTGCGCCGCTCGTAAGCGAGCGAGCTGCAGCCCGTCAGCTTCGCCTTGCGAAGCGCCGCGCTGACGTTGCAGACCATCGCCAGCTCCCGGAAAAAGATCGCCTCCTTCGCCGCCGTCCATTTGATCGTCGCCTTGCGCTCCGGGGATCGCTTGGCGCGGCGCTCCTTCGCCGGAGTCTTCGGGACAGCTGTTTCTTCGCCGCTCCGGGGCGCGAATTGCCCGTTCTTCCGGCGCTTCCGATCCTGGGTTCCGCTCATCTCACCCTCCCCCAAAATGAAACGGCCGCCACGCTTTCACGAAGAAAGTCCGCCCCGGCAAAAGCCGGGGACGATTCAGGTCGCGAAAACATGACGGCCGCTGCGCGCCCGCTCGTCGAAACCGGGCCCGGCCCCGCCGGCGCCCAGCGCGGCGCACAAAGAAAAAGCCGCCGCGGGTTGGTCCGCGCCGGCTGCTCGATCTTCCGTAGCTACAATTCTGCAGCGTGACTAAAGAGTACCCGAGCAGCGTGACGCTGTCAAGCCATTTGTACCGCTCCGGTCAAATCCTATTTTTCGGAGGCTCCAGCTGAAACAAATCCGCGATTTTTCGGGCCCGCTACTTTCCTTCACAAATCCTATTTTTCGAGCCCGTTCGCGCAAAAACTTTATTTTCAGAGGCCGTTTCCGGCCCCGATTCGGCTGGCGTGGATTCCACGGCGCGAATCATCCAGGCCAGGAAAGGACCGCCTCCCTTCGCGACCTTCGAGTCCCTTCGCGTGAGCCATTGCTTCGGCCCGGTTCGGCCGAGGCGCGCCTCGATCGTCCACCGAGCCCCTCCCCGCTCCCCCGCGCTGCTGTCCCACGCGAAGGAACGCGAAGATCGCGAAGTCGGGGTCGCCGCCCGAGCGGTGAGCGCAAGCGCCCGCCGCGGTCCCGTATTTCTACGTGGCGGCCGGGCGCATCCTTCCGCGCATCCGGCGCGTTGGTGCCGCAAGATGATGAAAAAGCTCGCCTTTGCCTGCGCCCCGATCCTCGCCCTCGCCGCCTGCGCGGAAGAGCCGGAGGCCGTGCCCACGCCCGATCCCGCCTTGATCGAGCGGATCGTGGAAGCCAATTCGGCCGCGGCCGAGACTCCCGAGAAGCTCGAGAAAGCCGACAAGCTCGTCGCCGCCGTCGCCCATGTCGAGCCCGACCGGGTCGCCGGCGCCGCCGAGAAGCTGCTGGCCCGCTGACGCAGTCGCAGTTCGTCACCCTGAACTCGTTCCAGGGTCCAGTCCTCCACCGGCGAGGCGGTTCATCGCTGGATGCTGAAACAAGTTCAGCATGACGGGCATTCCTAGAAGGGCCGCTCGCCCACCACGTTGCCGGCGGTTCGGTAGCGGCAGACCAGCACCTCTTCCTCCGCCCCTTTTGCAAGCGCGCAGCCGACCCGGTCGCTCTCGCGCCACATCAACTGGGTGTAGTGGCCGACGTCGGCGAAATCGCCGGTGAGGCTGTTGTCGGGAAAGCGGCCGGGGCGGAAATGCTTCTTCTCCTCGATCCAGCCGCCGACCATCTCCTCGGGCGCATAGGCGCCGCTCGTGCCCGCCCACAGATTCTCGCCCTGCGGGTCGTCGCCGTCCGTGTCGGTATCGTGCTCGAACTCGCCGCTCGCGGCGAGCTGCTCGCCCCAGGAAGCGGCCTCCGCGGCG